GCACAACAAACACTTGCTACTGGTGGTAGAGCAATTATATTATCTACACCCAATGGTACAGGTAACTGGTTCCATAGAATGTGGACTAAAGCCCAAGATGGTACTAGTGGATTTACACCTATTAGATTACCATGGACTGTACACCCAGAACGAAACCAAGAATGGAGGGATAAACAAGATGATGAATTAGGGGATAGAATGGCGGCACAAGAGTGTGATTGTGATTTTACAACCTCGGGTGATACAGTATTCCCTCCTGAAATATTAAATTATATAGAAACTACAACTTTAAAAGACCCACTAGAAAAAAGGGGCATAAATAGTAGCCTATGGGTTTGGGAATACCCAGACTATACAAGACAGTATATGGTTGTAGCTGACGTCGCTAGAGGTGACTCAAAAGATTACTCAGCATTCCATATTATAGACATTGAAACTTCAACACAAGTAGCTGAATTTAAAGATCAAATCCCAACAAAAGATTTTGGTAGAATATTATACAATATAGCAAACGAATACAATAAAGCATTACTTGTAATTGAAAATGCAAATATTGGTTGGGCCACAATTCAAGAGGTAATTGATATGGGATATGAAAATCTCTATTACAGTCCTAAAGACGAAAAATTTACCCGCGATGCTGAAGCATACATTGCTAAAGGATATGATTTGATAGATAAGTCGAAAATGGTACCTGGTTTTACTATGTCACTTAGAACTAGACCGCTAACTATAGCAAAATTAGACGCATATATTAAAGAACAAAGTATTCAAATTAACTCAAGACGTACACTAGATGAGTTAAAAACATTTGTATGGAAAAATGGTCGTCCAGAAGCTCAAACTGGGTACAATGATGACCTAATTATGTCCATAGCTACTGCGTGTTACGTGCGAGATACTGCACTCAAATTTGCTCAACACGGCGTTGACTTAACTAAAGCAATGCTTGCGAATACTAGCAAAGCAAATTATAATCCATTCTTTAGCAGCACACAAATTAATGATCCCAAACAGGCCTATAAAATGAAAGTAGGAGGAAAAGACGAAGATTTGTCTTGGCTTTTGGGTTAGATATTTATACACACATTATAAACCATAAATATGGCAGATACTAGCTTATTTACACGATTAAGGAGGTTATTTTCTAACGACGTTATTATTAGAAACGTTGGAGGTGATCAACTTAAGATAATGGATACTGATCGTATTCAAAAGTATGGGAATTTAGAATCAAATTCCTTATATGATAGATTTACAAGACTACATAGACCCGTAGGATCTTCTCTTCAATATAACCCTACACTGAATTACTCTTCTATGCGACTCCAGTTGTATAGTGACTATGAGGCGATGGATTATGATTCATTAATTGCACCTGCACTTGATATTATTTCAGAAGAAGCAACCCTTAAAAATGAATACGGAGACGTTTTAACAATCAAATCATCAAACGATAATGTAAAGCGTGTACTACACAATTTATTTTATGATGTGTTAAATGTTGAATTTAACTTACCATCTTGGGTTCGCCAAATGTGTAAATATGGTGATTTTTACCTCCACTTACAGATATCTGAAAAGTTTGGTGTCTATAATGCATTGCCACTTTCTGTATATCAGGTAGTAAGAGAAGAAGGTATGGATCCAGAAAACCCAAGCTATGTACAATTTGTACTTGACCCTAATGGTTTGTCACAATCCACTACTTACAGTGCTAGAAGAAGTGACCAGATGAAGCTTGAAAACTACGAAGTTGCCCACTTTAGATTATTATCAGACGCTAACTATCTCCCATATGGTCGCTCATATCTCGAGCCCGCTCGTAAGGTATTTAAGCAATTAATTTTGATGGAAGATGCAATGCTTATTCACAGAATTATGCGCGCACCAGAAAAAAGAATTTTCTACATGAACGTAGGAGGTATTCCTCCACAAGAAATAGACCAATTTATGGAGAAAACAGTTGCCAAAATGAAAAAGACTCCATATGTGGATCAAAACACTGGCGACTATAATTTAAAATTCAACATTCAAAATATGACTGAGGATTTCTATATCCCGGTTAGAGGTAACGATTCATCAACTAAGATTGAAACTACAAAAGGTCTTGATTATGATGGCACAACTGATATTGAATACTTAAAGAATCGAATGTTAGCCGCTCTTAAGATTCCAAAAGCATTCTTGGGATATGATGAAAACCTTGAGGGTAAATCAACATTGGCTGCTATGGATATCCGTTTTGCTCGCACAATTGAGCGCTTACAAAGAACAATTGTCTCTGAACTCCAGAAAATTGCCCTTGTTCACTTATATACTCAAGGATTTACAGATTCAGATTTAGTAGATTTTGAATTGTCACTTACAGGTCCTTCAATTGTATTCGAACAAGAAAAAACTGAACTATATAAATCTAAAGTTGAATTAGCTAATTCAATTGCTGATAAAAAGATTTTATCTACTGATTTTGTATATAAAAATGTATTCAATCTATCAGACAAAGAAATGGAACATGAAAGAAACAGAGCACTTGATGATGCTGCTCACATATTCCGTTTAAACCAGATAGAAAATGAAGGTAACGATCCTTTAGAGTCCGGTGAATCATATGGTACACCACACGATCTAGCAGGTATGTATGCTACTAAACGTGATAAGCATATTAAAGATGTCCCTGATGGATATGATGAAAATGAACCAGGACGTCCTAAAACTAAATTAAGTAATTTTGACACAGATCAGAGCAATTTCAGTCGCGACCCACTTGGTAAAGGAGGTATGACAGCTGACGATAGTCCCACTAAAACTAATGATGTTTCACCCTTTGCTCTTGAAGAAAATTCACGTATACTTAAAAAATTATCTTTGAATCGTTTAAAAGGAAAACAATTATTAAGTGAAGAAGACAAATCATCTATGTTAGATGAAAAGAACATTATAAAAGAATAATCCTTCAGGACTCCCTACATATTTATATAGGAATAAATCAATTCATGCATGAAACCTAAGCACTCCAAGTACAAAAATACTGGGATATTATTTGAATTGTTAACGAGACAAATCACCTCGGAGACTATTTCGAATTCCCAACCAAAAGCTGTAGGTATCTTAAGAAAGTTTTTTGGTAATAATTCTGCTCTTGTAAAAGAGTATCAGATATATAACGCGTTGCTTACTAAAAGATTTGAGAAAGAAACAAATGCTGCTGTCCTCATTGAAACTTTAGTAGACGCACACTTTAAACTTAACAAGTCTATTCTAAGAAGAGAAAGATACAATTTAGTTAAAGAAATTAAAGAAACTTACAACATTGAAGATTTCTTTAAGGCTAAAGTTCCTAATTACAAAATATATGCTAGCGTATATAATTTATTAGAGAATAAAGAAGCAAACCCTATGTCTATTGTAGATTCTAAAGTAGCTATTTTAGAACATATTACAAATAAAAATTTTCTAAACAAACCTAAAAGGGAAATTGTTATAGAAGAATACGAAAAATTTGATAAAGAAACTAGAGCATTAACATACAAAATGTTAATAGAAAAGTTTAACGAAAAATATTCTGGATTAGCAGATAACCAAAGAATATTACTTAAAGAGTATGTTTATAATGTTTCAAACAGTCCTAAACTTAAATCTTTCATTAACGAAGAAATTACTAAAGTAAAAGCTGAAATTGAAACATTATCAAAAAATACCAATCAAGTTATTAAAATTAAACTTACTGAAGTTAAAAACTTGATTAAACCTTTATGTAAAAAATCTTCAGTTCACGATGATAATGTAATTAATCTTCTTAATTATTACGAGTTAATTAATGAACTTAAATCTGCTCAATAATGAATATAGATCAACTAAGAGAATTAATTCGTGAACTTATTAAATCAGAAATTGATGAAGCAAATGTCACTGGTACGGGCACCACAGTAAGTGCAGGTTCTGGTGAAGCATATGCTACCCCCCATGCTTTTGGTAATAACAAAAGAAAAAAGAAAAAAGGTTATATGGGGTATAAAGAAATAAAATAAATAAGTTATGGCAAGAAAAATTAGTGCATTCGATTTTGGTCCTAAAAGCAACAAGGTAAACCGTCCTGGTGTACATGCTAAGACTAAAAGTAGTAAACATAAAACTTCTAAACTATACAAAAAAACTTATAGAGGACAAGGAAAATGAGCAATTTAATCGTAGATATAATCCCATTAAAGGTTGATAAACTCTTAATAGAGTCATCAATTAAATCTGGTGGACCTCTCATGGTAGAAGGTATCATCCAAAGAGCTGGTGTTAAAAACCATAATGGTCGTATTTATGAAAGAGAAATTCTTGAAAGAGAAATGGAAAAATATATGGAAGGTCCAATCAAAGATAATAATGCTTTAGGTGAATTAGATCATCCAGATTCTTCAGTTATCAACTTAAATAATGTATCTCATAAAATCAATAAATGTTGGTGGAATGGGAATGATGTACATGGTCAAATTGAAATCCTTCCTACCCCAGCAGGTAACATTGCTAAATCATTATTCCAAGCAGGAGTACCAGTTGGTATCTCATCCCGTGGAATGGGTTCAGTACAAGAAAATTCAGATGGTGTTTTGATGGTACAGGAAGATTTCGATTTATTATGCTTCGACTTAGTATCTACCCCATCAACTCCAGGTGCTACATTAACACCCCAACAATTAAGAGAAGGTATAGAGAATCCTGTTCAAAATTACACTAAAGTACACAATATAATCCGTGATATCATCTGTGATAACACTGGAAAGTGTAAGTGTTAATCATTCCCGAACAGTCCAACTAAGAAGTGCCATACGAAAGTGATTATCATTATGGGCCATGCCACTATCATAGAAACACGTTCCCACATGTTTACTTCTGTGTCTGTCCAACGCATAAATACTTCCAATAAAAGTGCAATTATTACGCCTGCTAAAAGGTATTGTGATACTAAAATCATATTATATAGTTTTTCCTAAAGATATGAAAAGTTTTTTGGGTTTCCAAATTTCTTTTATATTTATTTGAGAAGCATACACTATCTCAAAATAGTGTCCCTGGATTTTAAAACAAATCCCTATTAGAGATATTAAAATCTCTATTTCCTGTATTTTATTTACTGGAGGCCTAAAAAACAATTTAAAAAATGGCTGAATTATTAAAAGAAGCAATCGCTGATGCGAAGGCTGTTAGAGAAGTCGCTTTGCAAAATGCTAAAATGGCATTAGAAGAAGCGTTCGACTCTAAAATCAAAAACATGCTCTCTGCTAAATTAGCAGAAGAGATAGAAGAAGATGTTGAACTCGAAGAAGAGTACGTTGATGAAGAAGTAGAAACTACTGATGAAGCGTATCATGAAGACGAGGACGGCAAAGTAGATGAGATGTCTTACGAAGAAGACGGCGTCGACGAAGAAATTAATCTTGATGAACTCATGGCTGAACTCGAAGAAATGTCATACGATGAAGACGATGATATGAAAGAGGGATACGATGAGGATGGAAACGTTGATGAAGCAAAAGATGAAGAAGTTGAAGAAGGTATTGGTGCAAAGCTTGCGGGCGGTGCTAAAGCCATCGGAAAATCTCTTCTTACTTACCCTGTAGAAGTAGTTAAAGAAATGGAAGCTGAACTTAAGAAAAATCCTGAACTAAAAAATGACGAAAAGTTTATGGCTGGTCTTAAAGCTGCTAAAGCTTTTGCTGCTGTTGCTGGTGGTGCCGCTGGTGCCCTAACTCAAGATGGTAAAAGAGGACCTTTTGAAGAAGGTAAGGATGAAGAAGACACTAACGAGTCTATCGACATTGATGCTTTAATTGCTGAAATCGAATCTGAACTTGAAGAAGGTAAAGCTTCAAATGATGAAGAAGCTTTAAAAGAAAGAAAACGTAGAAAAAAGGCTGAAGACGATAAGAAAGAAACTGATAAAGAGCTTGAAGAAGCCTTAGCTACTGTTACTACTCTTCAAGAAACTATTTCTGAAATGAATCTTCTCAACAGCAAACTCCTCTACTGCAACAAGCTTTTCAGAGCTAATTCATTAAATGAAAGCCAAAAAGTTAAGGTGGTTGACGCCTTAGACAAAGCTACTACAACTGGCGAAGCTAAATTGGTATTTGAAACACTTCAAGAATCATTTACTTTCACAGGCGTAGAAAAAAGAGCAATTAAAGAAGGTTTAGGACGTGCTTCTAAGCCTGCTGGTGTTGCTCCCAAAAAGGTTTTATCAGAATCTGTTGACGAAACTGTGTCAAGATTCCAAAAACTTGCAAATATTAACAAATAATTTTAGAAAACATGAATGTTAACACATTATTAGAGGGCGCATCCCCACTACAACACCAACAAGGCGAAGCTGCTAAGTTGGCTAACAAGTGGGAAAAGTCCGGTCTCTTGGAAGGCTTAAATGGCCACGAGAGCGAAAAATCAAACATGGCGGTTCTCTTAGAGAACCAAGCCAGACAATTAGTAAACGAAGCCAACACTTCGGGTACTGGTACCTCTATCTCTGCTGGTCAGAGTGAGGCATGGGCGGGTGTTGCTCTCCCATTGGTAAGAAGAGTATTCGGTGAGATCGTTGCTAAAGACCTTGTGTCTGTTCAACCAATGAACCTCCCTTCAGGTCTTATCTTCTATTTAGATTTCCAGTATGGTTCTGCACAAACAGGATTTACTCAAAGTGATTCTTTATACAATGCTGGAGCCGATGAAGCTACTGATATCCCAGGTGCTGGTAAGACTGGTGGTCTTTACGGTGCTGGTCGTTTCGGTTACTCTATCAATGAAACATCTTCTGTTGTTGCTGCTCTTGGTGCTACAGCTAATGCTTTAGCCACATACGCTACAAGTTCTGTTGTTGGTGCTGACTACAATTACAACACTGAATGGTCTGCTTCACACGCTGGTCAATTTAATGCTGCTAACGATGCTGGTGTTTGTAAAGTAATTGTTGACGCTACCGACGGTTTAGCAGATGTTGATTTAGAAGGAGTAAGAGCATTTGAACTTGCTGGTGGTACTACCGCTATCATTGAAGTATTTAACGAATTCACTAAAGTCAATGGTGATAACATTGAATTCCTTGTTTCTTCATCTGATTTAAATAACTTAGGTACATTAACTGTTACTTATCACAAAGGCCCAAACAACCTCAATGACAGAGGTGATTTTGAAGAGTCTGATTTCTCAGTTGGTGGTTCTATTGACATCCCATCAATCGACGTTAAGTTGAACAGTGATACTGTTACAGCGAAGACTCGTAAATTGAAGGCTCAATGGACACCAGAATTCGCTCAAGACTTGAATGCTTACCATAGCATTGATGCTGAGGCAGAATTGACGTCTATCCTTTCTGAGTACATCTCAATGGAAATCGATCTCGAAATCCTTGACATGTTAATCAGAAATGCTGACACTACTGCTAACTGGAGTGCTAAAGTTGGTCGTGAAATAAGCAATGCTGGTGTATTTGATGATTCAAACACTAACCAGTACTACACTAAGATGTCTTGGTTCCAAACCTTGGGTGTTAAGCTCCAGTCTGTTAGCAATACTATCCACCAGAAGACTCTCCGTGGTGGTGCAAACTTTATGGTAGTTTCTCCAAAGGTAAGCACAATCTTGGAATCTATTCCTGGATTCGCTGCTGACTCACCTGGTGATTCTAACAAGTACGCAATGGGTGTTCAGAAAGTAGGTTCTATCAATTCTAGATACACTGTTTACAAGAACCCATACATGACTGAAAACGTAATCTTAATGGGTTACAAAGGTAACCAGTTCCTCGAAACAGGTGCTGTATTTGCCCCATACATCCCATTAATCATGACTCCACTAGTGTATGATCCGATTTCATTCACACCAAGAAAAGGTATTATGACTCGTTACGCGAAGAAGATGGTTCGCCCAGACTTCTACGGAAAAGTCCTCTGTGCTGATCTTAACTTAGTATAATAGAGTTATTATTATAATAATAGGAAAGGGCCGCATAAGCGGCCCTTTTTTTATATGTATTAGCGTTAAACGTTTAAAATTTTATTACCATGGCAAAAACAAAAGCCCAATTAACCTCAGACCACAGTGCACAAGAAAATAATAATCTTGTAATTCAGTCTCTTATTGATAACGCCCAATTAAGACAAGGAGCTAATGACCTCCCTACCTCAGACCCTGTAGCCGCCGGATCCTTATTCATTACAGGATCTGATGGTATGGGTTTAGGAAATATCACAGGTAGTGGATTTGCTATTCTTTGTGTATCTCAAGGATAATCTGTACTTAACTTTAATTTAAAGGGCCGCGAAAGCGGCCCTTTTTTATATGTATAATAGACAAACGTTTTAAAAACTAATTAGCATGGCTAAAACAAATATTGAAAAAACTCCACCTAAAGGAGCAGTTAGGTTTTCTATTTCTCTCTCAGAAGAACAAAAATTAGCCAAAGATCAAATCCTTCAACATCCTTTTAATTTTATTATAGGTAAAGCTGGTAGTGGTAAAACTTTATTAGCAGTTCAAGTAGCATTAGATATGTTTTTTAAACGAAATGTAAATAAAATTGTTATTACACGTCCTACTGTATCAAATGAAGATAATGGATTTTTACCAGGTTCATTAGAAGAAAAATTAGAACCCTGGTTAATCCCTATCCGCTCAAATATGCGCAAAGTATACAATAAACCTGATATTTTAAGTAAAATGGAAAGCAGTGAAGATATTGAGCTAGTATCACTTACTCATTTTAGAGGCAGAACATTTGAAGACTCTATTTGTATTATTGATGAATTTCAAAATTTAACTAAACAACAATTTCAAATGTGTATTTCACGTTTAGGTAAAAATTCAACAATGATATTTACGGGAGATAGTCAACAAATTGATTTAAAATTCAAAAACGATTCAGCTATACATGAAGTGGCAAAAATACAAGGATCACAATTTGTAAATAAAATTATTCTTAAGGAAAACCACCGCCACGAGGCATTAGATGAAATATTTGAGTTGCTAAAGGATTATAATTAATATGTATAATAAAAATAAACTATGGCAGCCGGAAAATATAATTTTAATATAGAACAGGGAACAACCCTTGATTTTGAAATAGCATACACAGATTCAAACAGTAACAAAATAGATCTTACTGGCTATACAGGTCGAATGCAACTTAAAGATAAAATTGGAGGATCTACTACTTATATTACTTTATCATCTAGTTTAAACCCAGATGGAACTGGTTTAAATTTTAGTGGATCTAATGGATTAAACCCACCTACATCAGGAACTATAGGAATCTTTATTTCAGCTAATTCTTCTTCAGCTTTAAATTTTAATAAAGCCGTATATGATTTAGAAATTATATCCGGAAGTACTTACCCAATTGTTACAAGATTATTACAAGGTACAATTACACTAGATAAAGAAGTAACTACAGGAGGATATTAATATGGCCAATAAGGTAACAACAACTGATACAACCAATAAAGTTGTTATTACGCCTCAATCTAGTAAAAAATTAACTATAGATTCTGGTGATGGTAATAATCTTACTTTAAATCAATCTACCCCTAATAATGTACAAATAACTAATAATGATGTTGGTACATCATTAACCCCTAATAATGTTTCTATATCTCCTACAGATAATAATGTTTCATTATCGTCTACTTCAACCCCTGTTACTATAAACCAAAGTTCTACTAGTATAGTTACTGTTAATACTGTGGGTCCTCAAGGTCCAAAAGGTAATAATGGTACTGATGGCGATACTTTAGTTTCAAATGATTTAGAAAATTTAAGATCATTTACAGGCTCAATCCAAACTGAAGTAAATAATTTAACAGCGGCTACAAGTTCATATTTAACATCTGTTCCTGATGGGACAATAAGTAGCTCTGCTCAAATAATAATTAATGAATCACAAATTTCCGATTTATCGCACACTGATATATCAGCTTTAAATACCTTTACGAGCTCAATACAAATTAAAGTAGATAATCTTACTACGGTAACTAGTTCATACGCACTAACTACTAATATATCTGGTGCTTTTAATGAACCTAGTGGTGGGTTTAGTACTCGTGTTACTACACTAGAAACCGCAGGTTATATTACTGAATCAACTGATATTTCAGCCTTAAATACATTTACAGGCTCAATCCAAACTGAAGTAAATAATTTAACAGCGGCTACAAGTTCATATATTACTGAATCAACTGATATTTCAGCCTTAAATACATTTACAGGCTCAATACAAACCGAAGTAGACAGTCTAACTGCTGCAACTAGTTCATATTTAACTGAAGCTACTGATATATCAAGTTTAAACACATTTACAGGCTCAATACAAACCGAAGTAGACAGTCTAACTGCTGCAACTAGTTCATATTTAACTGAAGCTACTGATATATCAAGTTTAAACACATTTACAGGCTCAATACAAACCGAAGTTGATAACCTTACAGCCATAACTAGTTCTTATGCTTTAAATTCTAGTATATCAGGAGCATTCGCTGAACCAAGTGGAGGATTTAGTAATAGAATAACAACTATAGAAACTAACAATACAGGTACTAACACAGGTGATCAAGATTTAAGTTTATATGCTTTAATAGCTAACATATCAGGAGCATTTAATGAACCATCAAGTAGTTTTAGTACAAGAGTAACAACTTTAGAAACAGCAGGTTATTTAACTTCTCCTATTACAACATCCTCAATTACAGATTTTAATACTGAGGTATCTCGCTCAGCAGCAGCTGCTGGTTTTGGGACAGGTGGAGAAGACCCAACAGATATTTCAGCCCTAAACACATTTACTAGCTCAATCCAAACCGAGGTAGATAATTTAACTACTGTAACAGGATCTTATGCTTTAACTTCTAGTATATCGGGGGCTTTTAATGAAGCTAGTTCATCTTTTAGTACAAGAATAACAACTTTAGAAGGAAGCAACTTTACACCAAGTTTATCTACAGACATAGAAGCTAGAAATATTACCGCTTCAGGTAATATAAGTGCAAGTGGTAATATTACAGCATCTAATATTCAAGTAGCAAATGATGTTGAATTATCACAATATAGCAAAATTTTTGTAGGTACAAATACAACAGAAATATCAGCAAATGGGGATGATTATTGGATTGTTAAAGCAAATGGAATTCGAGTAGTAGATTTTAAAAATAGTGGGGTTGTAATTAATGAGGGGGGTGCTGCCCAAGCAGACTTTAGAGTAGAAAGTGATACTAATAGCCATTTATTATTTACGGATGCTGGTGCTAATAAAGTAGCAATAGGAACAGATACTGTAAGTAATTCTTTATTAACTGTAGAAGGCGATATAAGTGCAAGTGGTAATTTAGATATTAACCAAATAACATCTTCAGGTGCTGTAGATATAGGAGGTATATTATCAATACCTGGTATTGTAAATGTATCAGCTTCAATAGCAGCAGCAGTTGCAGGCACAGGTGCTGACTGGAATGTTAATTTATCTAATATTCCTTCAGGTTTAATTTCAGAATCTCAACAAATTACTGATTTAGGATTTATTTCTGAATCTGCAGATATATCTGCCTTAAACACGTTTACAGGTTCAATCCAAACTGAAGTAAATAACTTAACGGCCGAGACTAGTTCATATCTAATTGAATTACCTAATGGGTTAATTTCAGAATCTGCTCAATTTACTACATCAGATAATTTTAACGTTGGTCAAATAACAAGCTCAAAACTATTTATAAACCCTAGTAATGGAAATGCAGAAATAATATTAGATGCGAGTAATTCTAATTATTCTAGCCAAATTAAATTTAGTTCACTTGGTAGTACTCCTTCTTGGATATTAGGTATGGATTCTGCTAACCCTCAAGACTTTAGAATTATTAAAGGGTCTGTCTTAAATAACACTAGTGGAATCTATATTACAGGAAGTACTGGTTATGTAGGTTTAGGTTCACTTACTCCCTATGAACGTCTCACTGTTGTGGGTAATATAAGCGCGAGTGGGATAGTATATGGATCAACAGGATCCTTTAGTCATTTAGAAGGTAATAGCCCTATAACAGTAAAAGATGTAATTACTTTTCAAAATAATGCTACATTTGCTGGTAGTAAATTAACAACAGCTGATATAGATATAACAGGTGGGTCTTTTAAGTTAGGTAATGGTACTTTTACTTCTTCATCTTTAGCAGCTGCTGTAGGAGGTGGGGGTGATAATTTAGGTAACCACACAGCTGATACTGATTTAAATATGTCTAATAATGCTATTATTAGTGCTAGTAGCATTACAGCAGTATCACTTACAGGTTCTATTTCAATATCTTCAATTGAAGGATTTGATGATTCTGTAAATAGTTTAGCCCAAACTGTTTTTGATAATAGAGATTTAGATTCAATTGATGTCCTAAATACATTTACGGGTTCAATTCAAACCGAAGTAGATAATCTAACTGCCGTAACAGGATCTTATGCTTTAACTTCTAGTATATCAGGAGCGTTTGCTGAACCATCAAGTAGTTTTAGTACAAGAGTAACAACCTTAGAAACAGCAGGTTATATAACTGAAGCAACAGATATCTCATCCCTTAATACGTTTACAGGTTCAATCCAAACTGAAGTAGATTCTCTAATAGCTGCTACAAGCTCTTACCTAACAGAATCCACAGATATATCCTCCTTAAATATATTTACTAGTTCAATACAAACCGAAGTAGATTCCTTAACAGCTGCAACTAGTTCATATTTAACTTCTCCTATTGCAACATCCTCAATTACAGATTTTAATACTGAAGTTTCTCGCTCAGCAGCCGCTGCTGGCTTCGGAGCAGGAGATGGTGGTGGATTTACACCAAGTTTATCTACAGATATAGAAGCTAGAAATATTACCGCTTCCGGTGTTATCGAAACCAATAAAATAGTTTCAGGATCAGGAAAAACTGAAATAGATTTAAATGCATCGTTTAGTTCTATAGGTATAAAAGTAAATAATACAGATGCTTACAGATTTTTTGCGAATACTTTTAGACCTCATCAAAGTGGTAAAGATTTAGGATCATCTACTAGCATTTATCGTTGGGATAATTTTTATGTCAATAATATTGATGTTACCAATAATATCACAGCCTCAGGTGACATAAGTGCAAGTGGTAATTTTATTGGCAATAGCTTAATACTCGCTGGGGGTGATGGTATATTTACCTCAGCTTCATTAGCATCAGCAATTGCTGGTGCAGATAATTTAGGTAATCATACAGCCAGTTTAGATTTAAATATGGGTAATAACGCCATTACCAACGTTAGTAATGTTGATGGTGTTGATATAGCAACTTTAAAAAGCGACTTTGATACATTATTACCTATTACTACTGCTAGTATTACAAATTTCCCAACTGAAGTATCACGCTCAGCAGCTGCTGCAGGATTTGGGACTGGGGGATTTAACCCAACCGATATTTCAGCCTTAAATACATTTACAGGTTCAATTCAAACTGAAGTAGATAATTTAACAGCTGTAACTAGCTCATATGCTTTAACTTCTAGTATATCAGGAGCGTTTGCTGAACCATCAAGTAGTTTTAGTACAAGAGTAACAACCTTAGAAACAGCAGGTTATATAACTGAAGCAACAGATATCTCATCGCTTAACACATTTACAGGTTCAATCCAAACCGAAGTAGATAGTTTAACAGCTGAAACCAGTTCATATTTAACTTCTCCTATTACAACCAGTTCAATCACAGACTTTAATACTGAGGTATCTCGCTCAGCAGCAGCTGCTGGATTCGGAACAGAAGGTGGAGGAGGCTTTACACCAAGTTTATCTACAGATATAGAAGCTAGA